ATTATAATCATGCCTTTTCCTACCACTAACGCTACAAAAGAATTACCTGCCATAAATCAAATCCTGTCGTCATGTGGTCAGGCTCCTGTAACCACGTTGGACACTACCAACCCAGACGTTGCGATTGTATACGATACGTTATTACAGGTGAACAGAGAAGTTCAAGCTGAAGGCTGGACTTTTAATAAGGAGTATCATGTTGAATTCAAACCAGATGATAGTAAGCATATAAATATAACAAATAATATAATACAAATGAAGCTGACAGAAAATGCAGCTAATATGGAGTATGATGCTGTTCGTAGAAATAGTAGATTATACGATAGAGCACATCATACAGATGAATGGACAGAAGATACTATAGAATGTGATGTTGTTTATGAGTATGATTGGGTAGATATACCTCAACCAATACAAGATTTTATAACATCTAGAGCTGCTACTATAGTATCTCAAAGAATAGTCGGAGATAGTAATCAATATCAAATGCTTCAACAACAAGAAGCTTACACTAGAGCTTTAGCTTTAGAGTATGAAACACAGCAAGGTCAGTTTACATTCTTTGGTCATCCACAAGGTCAAACGAATTACCATCAAAGTTACCAACCATTCCAAGCATTGAAAAGATAATGGCAGCATTAACTCAACGAGTAAGTAATTATTTAGGAGGAGTATCAAAACAATCCGACGATAAGAAACTACCGAATCAAGTAAGAGAATGTCTAAATGGTTATCCTGATCCTACTTTTGGTTTAACTAAAAGACCGGGTTTTAAATGGATAGCTAATTTAGGTACGGGAACTACTTACGATAATTGTAAATGGTTCTATATACATAGAGATGATGATGAAAGATATATTGGATGTATTAAACCTAAACCTAATAGTGGTAACGGTGATATAGATATATGGAATGCTAATACTGGAGTAGCTTGTACTGTTAATTACGGTACTGGTGCTCAAGCATATCTAACAGGAGCACGTACAAATTATGATATACTAACTGTACAGGATACGTCTATCATAACTAATAATTTGATACAGGTAGATGCTTTAGCTGCTCCTAGCTATACTGCTAATTCTAGAGCTACTTTAATACTAAGTGATACACCTATTGGAAATTTTAATGTTACTATAAATGGTACAGCTGCAGCAACTGTAGTTGGTGGTACTAGTTCAACTTATGATACACTTTTAACTGCAATAAAAAGTGCAATAGATACTGTTAGCACTAATGAAGGTTATGGTTTAACTGTAACTAAATACTCAACATCATTAGAAATAACAAGAGGATCTGCTTTTACAATTACTTGTTCTGGTGGTTCAGCTAATACTAAATTAAATGTACTTCAAGATCAAGTAGATAATGTAGGTCAACTACCTTTCCAATCAACTCATAACAGAATAGTTAAAATTATAAATTCTGAAGTTGCTGAAGATACATACTTTGCTAAATTTGTAGCAGAAGATGGGTCTTCTGGTAGAGGTTATTGGGCAGAAACTGTAGACCCTACAAAATCTCAGGGTTTAGATCAATCAACTATGCCACATGAGTTAAAGAATACCGCTACTAATCAGTTCATTTTTCAAAGGATAACATGGACTGCTAGATTAGTAGGTGATGATAAAACTAACTCACATCCAAGCTTTGTTGGGCAGAAAATACAACAAGCATTTTTCTATAATAATAGACTCGGATTCTTATCAAAAGATAATGTGTCTATGAGTCAATCACAAGATTTCTACAATTTCTATCATATAACTGCACAAACAGTTACCGATTCTGATCCAGTAGACATAAGTTGTTCAGCAATTCGACCTGCTGCACTGCATGGTATAGTTCCTACTACACAAGGTTTACTCTTGTTTAGTAAGAATCAACAATTTCTCATGAGTGCTGCTGACGGAGTTCTGACACCATCAACGTCTTTTATCAGTACTATCGCTAACTATGAGATGGATACAGATGTAGATCCAATTGATATGGGTACAAATGTTAATTTCATAAGTAAAACTCCAGCTTATACTAGGATATTCGGAATGGTCACACGTGGTCAAGACGAGAACCCAATAGTATTAGATATTGGAAGAGTTGTAAATGAGTGGATTCCAGCTACCATTGATACGTTCCTTGCTAGCCCACAAAATCAATTCTTGGCTTTATCTAGTCAATCAGATAAAAAGGTTTATTTTTACCGTACATATAGTAGTGGTAAAGAGAACTTAGTAGAAGCATGGTTTAATTGGGAACTAATGGGTACAGTTCAAGCTATGGCTGTAGACCAAGATGATATGTTTACTGTTACTAAACAAGGTAATCAGTTTACATTAAGTGTAGCTAGTTTAAGTCAGAGTCCTTCTGACGCTATCATAGTTAATAATGATGGTAGTAGAATTAATCCTTGTATGGATTTATATACTGAAGCTAGTAATGGTCAAACTGGTGGTTCTTTAAAGAAAGTTGAGTTTGATTCAACAAATAGATTTTCTAAGTGTTATATACCATGGAACAATGTTACAGGATTAACTCCTGTTATAATTGTTAAAGGTACAACAGCTACTGGACAATTCACTGAATCTGGATTTACTACTACACCTACTGTAGTTACAAATGATGGTAGTTACCCATACTTTAAAGTAGAAGGTAAAGATTTAACAGATGTACAGAATGATGTAATAGTTGGATGGAAATATGATTTAGATATTATATTACCTAAGACATACGTTAGGACTGATCAAGAGAAAAAAATTACAGATTATACTGCTAGTTTAACTGTAGCTAGAATGAAGTTTGCTGTTGGTTTATCTGGTGTAATGGGTTTCAAATTGAAATCTACAGGTACTAGACAAGGTAAAAAAGAATACACAGCTGACGGAACTACTACTGTATATCAATGGGATCAATCTGACTTAAAATATATTGATGATGATCAGATAAAAGTTAGAATAAATAATGTACTTAGTACTGATTATACTGTAGATACTACAGGAACACTACCTAAGATTACTCTTAATGCAGCTTCTAGTGAACTGAAAACTTTAAGTGGTGATGGTAGTACAAAGACATTTGCTTTAACTTTTATACCAGCTAGTATAGCAAAAATGAAAGTTAAAATAGGTGGTGTAGAAACTACAGATTTTACTATTAATGGAGAAGCTGATGTGCCGCACTATATTCACTTTACGAATGCACCAGCTTCAGGTACTAATAACATACTTGTATATAGTGCAGATGATATAGTTATTTATTTAGACGAATGGTATAAACTAAGCCCTACCCAAATAGCTGATACCTATTTAGCTAATGATATAGCTTTATCCGATCAATCAGTATTTACAATACCTATACATCAAAAAACAGAAAACTTCCAATTGAGGGTATTTAACGATTCACCATTCCCTGTATCTTTAAATTCAATGATGTGGGAAGGTAATTATTCACCGAGATTTTATAAGAGGTTTTAAATTATGGCATGGGGTGCAGTTATAGGAGGAGCACTTGGTCTTTGGGGAGCAAGTCGATCTGCTAGTGCAGCGTCTTCAAATGCACGAGCTCAACATGAATGCTGATAGAGCTTGGGTCATAGAAGGAAATAGAATTAATGCATTAAATGATGAAAGAGCTGCTGCATATAGAGACGCTACTAATCAACAGAATTATCTACATCAGTTAGCTATAAGAAATAGAGAACAGGATTCTTTAGAGAAACAGTTTGCAAAATCAGAAGAGTTGTTTGAAAAAACAACAACTATGAATGCAAAGTCTGCTGAGAATGCATCAGAGGCTGAATGGAGGAAATTAGATGAAATACATACAGAGGCTGCTTTTAATGCTCAAGAACAGAGACTTGAATATTTACAAGCAGAAGGTGCAGCAAGAGCTAGAGGGCAAGCTGGAAGATCATTAGGTAAAGTACAGGCAGCTGGTATGGCTGCATTCGGTAGACAGGTAGCTATGTTAAATGAAGGTTTAGCAAGTGCTGGTCGTAATACGAGAGCTATGATAGAGCAAATAAAAGACGATAAAGAATCTGCTGACTTAGCAGCTTGGGCTGCCAAGATGTTAGATCCAGGTGATTTACCTATGCCTGTTCAACCAATAGCAACACCTAGAACTGAATATCACGATCCAAGACCATTAGATAGGGCATTTGATCTTGGTCCAGAACCTATATTAGGTGGTTATCCTTCAGCAAGTGCTGCTTCTCAGCAGGCATGGGG